AACCCATTGTAATATTCTATTAATTATTCTTTTCATAGTGTTTTATATCCTTTCTAGTTTAGGTGTTACTACTATTTTATAGTTATTTTCGGTTGTTATTACTTTATAATCGTGCGTTTCTTTGTTTATTCTATTAATATATCCATTTAATATAATTGCGTTTACTTGCTCGTATTCGCTTCTATTAATTAAGATATTTTTATTGAATTTATTGAACATATTTTACCTCTTTTCATTTATTATTTATACTTAATATACTTATAATAAAACATATTGTTCCATAATAAATATATTTTTTTCTATTGTTTTATATCTTTTTATTATTATATTTATTCAACGCTTCGGCGTAGCTTTTTGACAAATTAACTAAAAAATGTGATAGTGAAAGGAAAACTATGTCTAAAGAAAAATCAGTAAATCAAACTAGTAAAGAAAATCACAACTTAACACAAGAGGAACTAGCCAAAATGATGGGTTTGAAAGTTCCAACTAAGACTAAAAATCACTCACTTAAAAAAGTAATAAGTGATAGATTGAACGAGGTTATGCACCAAGTTTTATGTGATGAATTTAAACAATATTATTATTCAATTGGCGAAACAATAGTTCAACACAAAAGAAAAAATGGCGAAGTTTTAGCAAGTAAAGTTAAGGGCTATCAACTAGTGATACCAAGTGAAGAAAGCACTTTCACAAGTGAAGACGGGCAAGTTACACAAGGTGGTTTTAAAATAGGTAATTTTACTATTTATTGTTGTGGCTTTCAAACACAAGAAACACCTTATGTAGTAAAAGACGGACAAACTATCTTTTTTAAAAGCACTATAAAAAAGTAGTAAATTTACCTAGGCGAGTATAATAAACTTAAGTGAATACTCCAATTTTACCCTAAGTAAAAAACAATAACCTCATACAATTAATTTTGTATGGGGTTTTTTGTTATATAACAATTATTTAATACAAGTTTATTTTTATGAAAAAAATGTGATAGTGAAAAAAGGAAGGGAAAGTATGCAAGTAAATATAGATAGCGAAACAAAACAAAAATACAATGTAGAGCAAGTTGCTGATTATAATGGAAGGATAAGTATACTGCTTACACCAAAGAAAAGGAATTGCAAATGCTGTGGTAAGGAATTTGAATCAAAAGGTGGTGAGTTCCTGATTTGGAAAACAAAAGATGAACACAATGTAAGTGGCTGGTTTTGTAGAAGGCATTATATACAAGCAAAGAAGCTGATAAATTTAGTTAGATGATATTGTGTAGGTGATAAATGTTATTATCAGAGCTTGAAAGTATAGCCTCATTATAGCTACCTACACAAAACTTTAAAGAAAAGGAAAGGGAAAGGAAATGCAAACAATAACTGTAAAATCTAATGGTTGGTATTGGGAGTTTAAGGAAGGCGAAATCAGATATATTGGTAAACCAATAAACAATAAACAATTTGGTAAAATTACTTGTTATGGTCCAGAAGGTAGCGATTTTAAACCATCAGCAAAAGCAAATGTAATTTACCAAAAACAAATTTACAGGAAAGGTAGTTGGGTAAATATTTAAAAGAAAAGGAATTGTGAGAGCCAATAACTGGTCCTGTAAGTCCTAGATAACACAGATGAATAGATATCAAGGTAACTAGGCAAAGGAATATGTGAGGCTCTCACAGAATTATTGATAGAAAGTTCTCCCACAAAACTGCTGAAGGGAAGGAAACAAAAGAGATGGACTACAAGCGCAGTCTTTCTATCAGAATTACATAAAAGAAAAGGAAAGGAAAGGCAATGAAGAAAACAGCAAAGAAAAAGGAAAGATGGGAAGTTGTTTGTGATTTGGTTGACTGTTGGATTGATGAAGAAATAACACAAGATGAACTCGTAGAAAAACTAATGAATATGGTTGGTAAGCCAATCGTTAAAGTATCAGAGGTTGAGTTTATTGTAAGTGAATGGAAAGGTAATCTGTATTTAGAAAGTAGACAAGAAAGAACAAATGGTTGTAGAGATAATTGGGTGCAAGTGGAAGACTTGACTGATTTTACTGTAGGCGAATACAATGATTTAGTAACTCAGTTAAATGAAGTATATCCTGATTATCCAATTGAACACCTTGAAGGGAGGTTTGTGTAATGGCAATATCAGATGATGTATACAACACTATTGATTATAAAGATGCGTTTAATCATATCAGGGCATTAGCTGATTTGGAATGGAATGGTAAGGTAACAATAACACATTTTAGAGATAGAGTAAATGATATAATAACAGTAATAAGTGAAAAGGAGAACAAATGAAAATATCAGAAGTATACAGAGAATGTATAGATGAAGGTTGGACTAAAGATAAAACAGCAGGTTATTGTCTTGGTATATTAACAAGTGGTATGATTGATGCAACTGATGAAGAAACATATGCAAGACTTAAACAGGAATTCATAAATAAACAGGAGGGTAAATGAATAAACAGGACTTGGACAACCTAATAAGATGGGCAGTAGATACAGATGGAAGGAAGTTTGCAAAAGATATATATGGAAGAAGCAACCCAAACATCAGAGAAGATTATACAACAGGTAAATTCCAATTAATGCACAGGGATATTATTATGTGGATTGCTAGCTTAGATGATGGTAATAGACAGCATTTAGCAGATGCAATAAACAATAACCCAACAAACGAGGAGATAGAATGAATAAAATGAACAGCATATTAATGCATAATTTAAGACAAGTATTAAAGAACGAGCAATGGAAAGGTTTAGATATTAAAAACGAACAGCTTGTTGATACCTTACTAGCTTCAAAAGATGGCGAATTATTTTATTTAGGGCAGATGATAAAAGAGGCGTTAGATATGACATTAAATGGGGTAAAAACAGATTATAGACATTATGAGAACAGCAATATGAATAAGGAGAATAAATGAGTGATATGAATATAATAAACAGAAGGCTAGAAATATCTGACGAGCTTATTGAAGATATATTATGCACTGCATTTGAGGGTGGTATAACATATTGGGCAGACAATGTTAGCTGTGAAGATAATAAAGATATGAAAGAAGTAAGTGGCTGGAAGCACGAGTATCTTACAAAGACAAAGAAGAAAAATGCAGTAATGTACATACATACAATAGAGGGTGGAAAAGTTAAAATAACAAAGAGCTTAATCATTGAGGCTTTACAGCAGATGGATGACCCTGAATATAAGTGTACACAAGCATTAAATAGAATACTAGAGCAAACATATGATGCTGATGATGCAGATATAGTAGTGCAGACTGCTTGCTTTGGGGAGGTGGTGTATGGATAACGACTATTTCTTTCATTGTAGAGGTTGCAGTAAGCCTGATAAAGAATACCCAATGCGTTTTGATGACTACGAATATGGAGAGCCTGTATATAATACACCTAAAACATCAGAGCATGATTGGGCAAGAGCTGATGCTTATGGAATATACACAGGATTATACTGTGATAAATGTTATGATGACCCACATAAATACACATACAGAAAAGATGAATACTACGACCCAGCTTATGCTGGAGAAAGGATGGAGCCAGATGAGTAAAGAAAAAGACTACAGTATAACCTCATTAATCATTGATGCCTGTGAGGAATATGATGATTTAATTGATGCAGATGAGTATGGCGAGAACGAAGATATGATACACGAGATAGCAGACAATGCTGTGCCTATATATTATTGGGACATAGCACAATATGCAGCACACAACTCTTGGTTAATGACAGCAAAACCTGAATTAAATCCAAATGGTAATGCACACGACCAAATACAGAGCAATATATACGAGGCAATCTGTGAAGGATTGTATGAACACATAAATGAAAAGGAGACAGAAAATGAAAAATAGACATAAGTTTTTAGACGGAGAAAGTTATGCAGATGAAGTAGCTGAATACGAGAAGATAAAAGATAATTTACCTGAGTATTTAGGTATATCCAAAAAGGAATGGGTTAAACTTGAAAAAGATTTTAAAGTATCAGGGTTATATTATTCTGAGGGTCTTGCTTCTATAAACCAACAGTTAGCTGATGGGCCAGGAATGTTTTTAGAATACAGAATAGGAAGAATACTAGATAGTATAGAAAATTTAAATAAAGGATTAGAACAGATAACTAAAGACGCAGTTTACTTAAATGGGCTAATAAAAAGAGTAACTGTAAATAGACATAATAGAGCTTGTATAGAAAGAATGGAAATATTAAACAAGATAAAACAAAACAAAAAGGAGACAGAAGATGAGTAGAATAAACCTAAAGACAGCAACACTTGAGCAAATTGAAGATGAATGTGCAGAAGTTGTGGGAACACCATACGGACACAATATGATTGGTATAATGTGCTCAGTAGTTAAAGATAGATTCGGACAAGAAGAAGCAGATAGATTGTTTGAAACGTGGCAAGTATAATATAACAGTGAAAGGAAACAAGATGGGATTTGTAACTGAGAGTCAAATGAGAACAGACTATACTTCACTTTTCCATAAGCAAATAGGAGATACGCAGTATAATTTGCAGGGGTGGCTAACACC